TTGTATGGCATTAAGACCCGTTTGACTCACCCTAAGTATAATGACATGCACTTAGATTGGGGTCCCCCGGGAGGGTTCGATAAGAACTCTGAGTCTTGGTCACAGTCGATGATTTACGTAAACTCTGAATCCCGCGATAGCGGTGAGAAGGACCCCACTGTACAAGCACTGGGAGTTCGTGGGCACGTATACGGTTCGCGTGCGGACGTAATCGTGTGCGACGATATCGTGGATGGCACTAACGCTCATGACTTTGAGAAGCAGATTGAGTGGATTCAGAGTGAGGTCATTTCTCGTATTAGTGCTAGCGGCATGCTGCTTGTGGTGGGTACACGGCTAGCGACGCAGGACCTGTACTTGGAGTTGCGGCGAGACACCCGATACCCGGAGGAGCAGTCCCCCTGGTCGTTCTTGTCTATGCCAGCGGTTTTAGAGTTTACCGATAGCGCGAAGGATTGGGTCACGTTGTGGCCTAAAAGTAACGTCGCGGAGATTGGTGCAAAAGGGGAGATGGCTGAGCCTGACGCTGATGGTTTCTACCCGAAGTGGGATGGGAAGAGGCTTCAGAAGAAGCGGGCAAGGATGCAGCCTCGCACTTGGGCTACGGTTTACCAGCAAGAGCAAATATCTAGTGAAGCGATTTTTACGCCACAGATGCTAGCCGCTGCCGTCAACGGGGCTAGGATGCCGGGGCACATGCCCCGTAACCACGACGCTGTTCGTGGCGGTAAGGGCGGGGACGGCTTAGTTTATTTGCTAGGAGTGGACCCTGCAACTTCAGGTTACACTGCTGCGGTAGTTATCGGGATTGACATAGCCACGCAAAAAAGGTATGTTATCGACGTTTACAATAAGGCCGGTACCACGCCCACAGAGATGCGGGAAATGATTTGCGGTTTTATCGACAAGTACGGTATCTCTGAAGTGCGAATCGAAAAAAACGGCTTCCAGGGTTTCCTAGTGCACGATCAGGAACTTAATAGTTACGCTGCCCAACGCGGAACGTTAGTTCAACCGCACTACACAGGTCACAATAAGCACGACTCAGATTTTGGTGTCGCCAGCATGACTTCCTTATTCGCAGGGTGGGAAGACAAGCAGTGCCTTATAGAGTTCCCTAGCACTATCCAGAGCGAAGCGATGAAGCAAATGATGGAACAGTTCGCTATCTGGGAACCTAAAATGAGTAAGAAGCAGAAGCAAGACATAGTTATGGCAACGTGGTTTGCTGAACTTGCTTGCAGGGATCGTGTGGTGACTTTCACTGGCGGTAGCCATAGAAGCAACCCATTCCTAACTCCATGGGATTTAAAGCAACAAAGAACATTCTCGTTAACTGACGCGGAAGCGCATAATTTGTGGAAACCAGTAGGAGCGGTATGACGGATTTTAGTAAAGACCTGAAAAGCAAGTACGAACGCTTGAGGTCTAACTACGCATCACGCGATGCCCGCATGGGTCTAGTGAGAATGATCCGTCAAGGACGCATGAACGAGGTCTACCCCGACCTCTTCCCGGCTGGCCCGCTCAACATGGGCATTGTTGCGAACATGATCGACGTTGCTGCCCACGATTTAGCGGAGGTCTTGGCCCCGCTCCCAGCGTTTAACTGCGCGTCATCCAAGTCAGTCAGCGATGCGGCACGAAAGTTCGCTGAAAAGCGCAGCCTAGTGGTTCAAGGGTACGTCGCGCACAGCGATCTGGGCCGACAAATGTACCGCGCCGCTGACCAATACTTTACTTACGGTCACGCGCCCTCAATGATTGAGATTGACGACGAGAACAAGATGCCGCGCATCACGTTTTGTGACGCGCTAGGCTCCTACCCAGTGTTCGACCGCTGGGGCAAAGTTAAAGAAGCCATGTTCTCCTACACTCTGACCAGGGACGAACTGCTAGAGAAGTACCCTCAAGCGGCCCGCGTGATAAGGCCCCCGTCCGGCTCGTACAACATGGATAAGAGCACGCACACCGTAGTCCGCTACCACAGTGCAACGCAAAACATCATGTTCATGCCCGACAAAGACGGTTTAATCCTAGAACAGTACGCCAACCCCGTAGGTATTTGCCTCGCTGAGTGGACCGTCCGGCCCACAGTCGATGGAGAACCCCGTGGACAGTTCGATGATGTTGTCGGCGTACAACTCGCTAAAGGCCGCATGGCGTTACTGGCTCTTGAAGCAGCGAACAAGAGCGTCCAGGCTCCCCTGGTGCTGCCTCCTGACGCGCAAGAGTTGGCACTTGGACCGGACAGCGTTCTGCGTACAGCGTCCGCCGAAAAAGTACGGCGAATCCCGCTAGAGGTACCGCAGTCCGCGTTCGCTGAGCAAGGAGTCCTAGATTCTGAACTCAGGAACGGTTCTCGCTACCCAGAAGTACGAACCGGCAACACTGACAGCAGTATCGTCACCGGCAGGGGCGTTCAAGCACTCATGGGTGGCTTCGACACTCAAATACGTGCAGGTCAAGCGATGTTCGCCAAAACTCTTGAGAACTTAGTGTCCAAAGCACTGGAACTTGACGACAAAATCTACCCCAACCTTGAGCGCACCATGCGCGGAAACATGCAAGGCACCCCATACGAGATAAAGTACAAGCCTTCGCGTGATATTAAGGGCGACTACACCGTTGACGTGCAGTACGGCCTCATGGCTGGCCTTGACCCCAACCGTGCGCTCGTATTCGGGCTGCAAGCCCGTGGAGACAAGTTAATTAGTCGTGATTTCCTACGCAGGCAAATGCCATTCGCACTAGATGCCACCGAAGAAGAACAAATGGTGGACATTGAAGAGATGCGAGACGCTTTAAAGACCGCTGTAGCAGGGTACGCACAGTCGATACCCGTTATGGCCCAACAGGGTCAAGACCCTGGAGAGATTTTAGAGCGCGTAGCAGAAATTATTTCAGGGCGAGAAAAGGGTAAACCAATCGAATCTGTGATTACCGAGGCTTTCGCTCCTGAAGAACCCCCACCCGGGGAAGGTGTACCTGGTATGGACGGCATTGATCCTGCTGCTCAGGGAGGCCCCCCGGGTGCAGGGGGCATCAACTCTGACGGTACCATGCGCGGCGTGGCACCAGGACAGCAAGGGATGGGGCCTGGAGGCCGACCCGATCTTAGTATGCTGCTCGCTGGACTATCCAGCAGCGGAGAACCAAACATGCAAGCGAACGTATCTCGTCGTCTACCCATTTAGGAGATCAAAATGCCACGATCTAATGATCTAATGGCGGGCGTTCGTATGGGAGAAATGGCTGTCAGCCTGATCGCTAGCGGCACACCCTACTCCCCAGACGTGGCTGACGACATGGCTAGGCGCACTATTGACTTGTGGCGTGGCATGCTTGACGTTATGGACGAGTACAGCATGCTAGATAACAACCCAAGCGAAGACGAAGAAGAGGGTTACGAAATACCTACCCGTAAGGGGCTAGAGACTCCCCACATAGTACGGTTCATAGATGAGTGGAATGGAGATGAGGATGGCTAGAGGCGGCTATCGTAAGCCGAGCGAACCGGCACCCGCATCTCCCCCTGGGTCTATGAGTAGACGAACTGATGGGGGACCGGCTAAACCTGTACAACCAATGACAGGTATGCCATATGGAGAAAACGCGGACTTTAATGAGATGCAGTCTGCTGCTCCTCAAGGGGCGACCTCCGGTCCTGCTGTAAACCCAATGCCTATGCAGGCCGGGGGTGCCCCACCTAACCCTCTCATGTCACAATCCGCTAGACCCATGGAGCCTGTAACTGACGGCTCACGCATTGGCCCCGGACAAACACCAGCAGACTCCTACGTGGGGGCCGTGGGTGAGGACATGAGGATGATTAAAGAGTACCTACCCGACCTGGAAGTGCCCTTAATGTGGGAAGGTACACCTAAAACTTACCGTATGTTAGTTGCTTACATAAGGAACCTATGACTAAGTGGCGTAGTGGCTCACGCCTAGACTTGTTTAACGAAGGTGTTAAGCGTCTTGGATACGAGCACATACCCCTTGCCTGGGGCTTAAGTATGGTTGAGTGGCGTTCAAAAAACGAGTTGAACCAGTTTATTGATGCTCTCACATACGATGATGCCCAAGATCGGGTGGATCAGCCATGAGTTTCATGCGTGAGGACGATAACGTAGGTCTTGGTGGCGGGGATCGCAAGCCGTTTAAAGTAAGTGAGTGGATAGGTAAGCAGAGTCTTGTCCGGGGTGGAACTACCCTGGGTGAGGTAGGCTCCTTCCTTGGTAACGCACTAGGAAGGTATGTTGAGGATGCCGACCGCAAACTGACCCCGCTCGTTAACCGTGACATGATGAGTTTCGGGTATGAAACCAATAAGAGTGGCTATCGGGAAGATGTGCTTAGGGAAGCGGAAGAAACTGGGCGCACTGAGCAGCAAGTACTTGATGAACGTGCCCGTGGCGACCTGGGCCTTGGCACAACCGACCTCCAGCCATCCAGAGAACTTGCTGAACGCCAGCGCGAGTACGGACTGAACCCAGGGGTCCTAGTTAACGCAATTGAGAAACTAGATACCGGGTGGACTTACGGTATAGAGCGTCCAACGTCCACCGCCGCCATGTTACTAGACTCGAACAACCCGTACCCGCTGTCAAGTAGGGTCCGCAATTCGTGGAACCGAAGCGAAGATGTTAGCCCCGGACAAGCATACGCATCCAGCAGTTTTACTTTACCTGTTGATGTACCATCAATGCTTATTAAACAACTTCCAACATTTCAAGATGTTGACATTTACCAAGAAGACCCCTTTGCTCCCAACAGCATTGAGCAAGCCAACAAAAACAATCCTGTATACCAGTTGTACACGGGGTCAGGGGACTTCACGTTTGATACCGTTATGCCTATTGGTATTGGGCCAGCGGCTAAGGCTGGTAAAATAAAATTAGGTCTGGGGCGAACAACACAAAACTACGGTGTCGCTAAGACCCGCGCTGATATCGAAGCACACATGTCAGGAGATAAAACTACTGGTGCTGGATTGGCTGTTGAGCGTATCGCCGCTGAAACGGACGCAAACCGCATTGACCAGGAGGCTTTGGTACATGGGGCTAAGGGAGTAGACCAGGCTGTAGTTTCGGACATACTTTCTAAAACAGACAACAAGGAAACCGTAGCCCTCGTTATTCTCGCCATGCGTGGCGACCAAGAGGCAGTACGTGCTTTAAATGAGGCAGCACCTGACCATGTGTGGGCGTTAGCCGACATGAACGCGGACGTGCAGGCCAAATACCAGCAGTTGTCCATTGAGGATGAGGTTCCGGTAGTTAGCGAACTGTTGGACCCTGCGGTTAAGACGCAAAGTCAAATCCTTAATGTTCGTCAGGTGTTTGAGACAGCGGCAGCGCGAGACTCCTATTTCAACCAAGTCAAGTCAGTAGTATTTGATGATGTTACTGGCGTTCCTATCCAGAGCGCAAGTAACCTCCCAGGTAGCAGGCTCGTTGAGGTTGTGCGCACTAAGGCCGGGGATATCCGGTTTAACTGGAACACTAAGATGTTCGGGCTTGACGGAACACCCGGAGGGTGGGTAAGCACGACCTCCGCTCCTAACGTGAGGAACGGTCCGGTTATGACGTTCATCGCGTGGGTCGGTCAAGGTACCCGCTCCTTGAGCAATCGCGTACCCAGGGGTCGCGTTGACCGTAGCGCACTACGACCAAATGATTGGCTTGAGGAGTACAACGCTCAATATAACGCTGTCCCGATTTTCCGCACAAGCACACCCATCATGTACAATACGCGGGTTAACGCTGCGGGTGAGATTGAGTACGAGTACATTAACCCACGCCAGTTATGGGCTTTACATCAGCAGCGCATACGCGACGGGGTAGTGCAGGGAGAAGAAGCATTTGAGGCTGCTTGGCGTGCGTGGGAATCGGACGCCCTTCGTGTTATTGGGTTGAACCTGAGCAACGGTAACCAGGATATCGCTAAGATGTTCGCGGATAACATGGGTGCTATGGGGGCAGACGTAGAGATAGATCTACGCCAGCAGTTGCGCAGCAACAACGGCTTTGTTCTTGACCCCGCCACGGGACAAGGCATCCTGTTTGAGCCGATGACTGTTAGCATGCTGCTTGACAGTTTCAACACCATTGATATCGCTGAGATATACAGGTTCTTTGCGGCTCACGGAGTGTACGACGATGCGATTAAAAGCAGCCTACCCGTTATCCGCTACAATACACGTAACGCATTAATTAACGCTTTTAACACAGTCCAAACACTGTTCCGGTCTAACGTTCTGTTGCGTCTTGGGTACATCCCGAAGAACAGTATCGGTGAGCCATGGCTCGCTAGCCTTATCTCACACGGGACCATCGTACCTGAAGAAGGCTTGTTCGATGCCGCCAAGAGTTTCCTAAAAAACCGCAAGCAAGACACGGATACAATAATCCAGGCCCTTAAAGAACGCGGCATAGAAGTTAAAGACCTTGAGCAAGAACTCAAGGACGCTATGACGGAGTACAGCCAATTAAGCAAGCAGTTGGCTGTACTTAATGCGGAACTAGAGAACCTGCAGAAGGGTATCTCAAACCCTGTTTTCGATCAGAAGCAGTTAAGCGATCTTTACATAAACGTGCAGGCACGCCTGAAGACCTTAGAGGATTACTTCAGGATCATGATGGAGCCTGACGAGGACATTCCGTTTGAGCAAGTAATACCAGGGTTGACTGAAAAGCAACTCATGGATATTCACAAACTTTACTCCGCTCTTGTCGGTGACAACCCGGCCTACCTTCCGGTGCTGCTAACTAGGCGCGAAGAGATTCACGCCGCTGCCCGTGATCGTACACGCACCCCGATGAAAGACGTTGACCTTGAGTTAGAGGAAAACGCACGCACGATTGAGGACCTGCAACAGGAGTGGACTGGTCAATCAGAGAACCTTCCTGAGATTGCTGCGGGTTCGTGGGACGGGCAGAAGACCATCATCACTTTTAAAGATGGTAGCACGGCAGTTTACCGGGGCGACCAGGAGATGATGTTCCGTACCTACCCGAAGGAGCCGTCTTCTCGCCAGAGGGCTTCTGGACCTCCGCCCCCTCGCACGACACCAGGCTACACTCTTGCTAACCCTAACGCTGTTATTGAAAGTATTAAGAGCAACGTGGAGCGTGCCATCGAAGATGCGTTCTACGGGCCGATTCAAGAAAACATGCAGTCGCAGTTGGACCGGCTTGTCGCCTATTTCGATCAGGTAGGCCCTGACGATTACGTGACCGTGTACAAGGTAACCCCCAGCGGTCGGAGGATGGTTGAGCCGGGTGATCGCGTTCACTTGTTTGAGGACCAGGCTAGGGTTTACGCTGACGGTTACGTAGTAGTGCCGATTCAGGTTCGCGCCAAAGACTTGTACACGGGGAAAGTGGACTACGTTGGTCCGCAAAGCGCGGGAGCGGTTGACAACTGGGCGTGGCACCCGCAGTACCGTGACTCCAGCATTAAGAGCATTGAGGTCGGTGGTGCCACCTCAGAGGCGGATCGTCTTGCTGGCGCGGCTCAACTGCGTGACGCTAGAGGGAACCGTTTCCTTACGGCTTTGCAGGCTAAGTTGGCTGAGCGTGATGAACTCCTGGCTAGGCGTGAGCAGTTACTGCTTGAGTCGGAAGGGGTTGACGAGTACGCTGGCATGACACTGAATGAGCGTGCTGAACTTCGTGAAATCGAAGACAAGTTGCGGTACTTTGAGAACTTCCGCCCTGACGATTTCAACAGGGGCATACCGGATAACAACCCCGGGACGGTTAACGACACGTCCACTCTCAGTGGTGTGGCTTACCCGAATTGGACTCCTCAGCAGCAGCCACGTTTCTTTGAGGTGAACGCTAACGTTGAACTTTTAGATGAGGTTACGCCCGGTGAGGGTGCGGACCTGGATATCGCTGAACTGGCGATTTCTCTCCACAAGATTTACGTTGAGGACGTGCGGGACACGCGGACTCTCACAAAACGACCCGACGAGTTCCATGAGTTCTCCATGCAGGACAACACACGCCAGATGTGGAATAAGCAGCGGATGAACCCGGAGGACCAACTGGATTCACAGCGGCTAAATGGTACTCGCACTCCTGCTGGGCGCAGCACCAGTTTTAGTCAGGGTGACCTGGTTGGTGCTCAACTTGCCGTAGCCTACAATCTTATTCGCTCAGGACAACGGAACCTACCAGAAATCTTGGTAGCCGCTAAGCAGAAGGCGCAGAGACTAAAATACTCCTGGGAAGACATGACTCCTGATGCTCGCAGGGAGTTAATGGACGGAATTGAAGCAGATATCGCTGCGGCTGGCGGTGCCCTAGAGGATGCCCAGTACTCCAAACTGTCTGACCTGGTAGGCTCAAACAAGTTGTGGGATTGGGAAGGCTTCGACCCGGACTTCCAATTAAGCCCGTCATGGGTTGACGCTTCCGGTGTGTATGGCATTATTGAGCAGTTGGATCGGTTTGCTGATACTGCGATGCTCGCTAGGAACCTGGTCGATGCTCTTGAGGGAACCCGGCTTGCCCCTCCCCCGGGGAGGGCTAGGAGCGCAAACGGCATCTTCTCCACAAACCAGGCCCTTGAGTACCTTGCTCTCCTGCACCAGAAGCAAATCGTCCGGGACTTGGATCGCGCCTCAGGGAATGACCCTGAGGAGTTTATGTCCGTTTGGCGCACAGGTGATGAGCGCAACAACATGGGTGTCGTCGCTGTCACTACGGAACCTGGTGGAATTGATGAGTTCGGTGGGGCTAAGTTACAGCCAGCGGACACGGAGACTCCCGGTGAACTTGTAGAGTATAAGGTTCGGCGCGACAAGGTATTGTTCGACGCTCAGGAAACCAAGGCATACGACAGGTACGGTGACGGTCTGGCTGAAGTAGGTGTTGACACTGAGGGCGAGGCGGAGTTGGGTGTTTCCATGGAGGACCTTATTCCGGTGAGGGGTTACCGTCTGCAAGCCCGTGTCGTCCCGCAGGACACGTTTGATGTTCCCGGGTGGGAGTTTAA